GGCGTCGACGTCCACGGCCTGCCGGGGCTCGTCGCCCTGTTCGGCATCGAGAGCCCCGGCCTCACCTCGTCGCTCGCCATCGGCGAGGAGGTCGCCGCCCGCCTCGGCCTCTAGGACGGGCGCCGCTGTAAGGGGACACATGGTTCTGGAGTCCCGGGATGATGTGGGATGATGCGGGCCCAAGTGGGACGAACCCCGCGGAAAAACAGAAGAAATCGCGGCGCGGGCGGTGCGCGGCGGCGGCGTCGCCCTGTCCCGAGCAACAGGCATCTCGCCGCGACTTAGACAGTCCATCCAAAGGCCAAGCTTAGACATTCGAGGGGCGTTCGGACCGCCGGCGACCGGCCTTCGAGGCGCCGTCGACGGTGCGTTGAACCGATTGAGGAAATCGCCCCCGAACGCCTTCGAACGATGTTGCGACGGGCGCCCGAACCGCCCCCCAAAGAGGTGCCCGATGGCCGCCGACCAGCACGCCGGAACTGTAAACTCCCGCTTTTCAGAACGGCTGAAGTTTACAGTTTGAGACTTCATCAATGAAAGCAGAGTCTTAGCGCAAAGGGACTGAGCGGGCAGGTGCGGGCGGCTCCGCGGGAACCGTAAACTCGCTTCTCGCGGTCATAGCGCAGCGCCGCTGCTGGCGATCTTCACCCCCGCGACTTCGGCGACCGCGCGAACTTGCGCCGGATCGATCGAGATTACGAACTCGGAGTTGCTCTTCGATCCGATCTGAACGCGAAGGTCGCCCGACTTCAATCCCTCAGCGATTTGCTCGCTGGTGAAGGTCAGTTGATAGTTCTCCGAGTGGGTGCAGCCCCCATAACGGCTGCACCTGCCAACTTCGCGTCCAAGGCTAGTGAACTTCACTTCCCGCCCTCCGGGCAGATAGGCACGGTCGTAGAAGCGCCAGTCGGTGTTGTAGATGACGAACCCCTGGACAATGAAGACGGTGGCTCCGCTGCTGTTCGTCTTCCGTATCGCGACGACATAGCCGCCTTCACCGGTGCGCATGAACGGGCCGCTATAGTCGGTGGACGGTTTGAACTCGTCGCCCTCTACAGTCACCGTCACGCCGTTGGATGCCGTTCGTTCCTCCGCGAATGCTGCCGTGCTCGAGATGGCCAGGACGCCACAAAGGACCCAGGCCGCGAGAAGTCGCTTCATCAGTCGTTACCCCCCTAGATTGCCTGCAGGACACCCAGCACCTGGCCAATGATCTGCAGGCGCTTCATGTCAGTAGTCCTCAACGTCTCCGGCGGGTAGGCCGGGTTGTCGGATATCAGCATGAGGCCGTCCGCCAGGCGGCGGAAGCGCTTCACGCGCGCCTCGCCGGCAAGCACGAAGGCGAAGACATCGTCGAAGGGCTGAGTGACGGCTTGGTCGATCACCATTAGCCCTCGATCGGCGATGGTCGACTCCATCGAGTCGCCACGGGCCTGCAGTACCGCCAGGTTGGCAGACGTCTGTCGGCCCAGCTGCTCTAGGAACGAGCGGGTAAGCGGAACGTCTTCAAGGTGGAGCCTTCCATCGTTCCAGGACCCCGCGCCGGCGGCGAGCTGGACATCGAAGCGCGGAACCCGGACCAGGCCCTGGTCTGATGGCCCATCGCCGCGGCCGAAGACGAGCCAATCGAGCGTCACGCCGAGGCCCTCTGCCATCTTGGCCACGATGTCGAGGCGGGGTCCGAACGAGCCTCCGGCGTTCAGGTACTTCGAAACGGTACCGTGAGGCAGGCCCGTTCGGGCGGCGAAGGTAGTGATCTTCTCCGGGAACATGGCGTCCTTCGCTCGCTGAGCGAAGCCGCCATAGTCGAAGTCTGCGACAAATTGGTCCAACGGCGCGCACGTTTAGAGCGCGGGACTTGCGACCCGACACGAAGGTGTGCATCTTCGTCACGTTCGTGACGGGACGCATTGATTCATGACGAAGCCTAGACCAGTCCGCCGACAAACGTGGCACCCGGAGCAGATCAAAGCTGCCATCCGGATGCGGAAGACCACGCTCAGCAAGCTGGCGACGGACAACGGCCTTCATGAAAGCGTCTGCAGACAGGCGCTCATTCGGCCGACCCCGTCGGGCGAATTGGTCATCTCCGCGTTCCTCGACGTCCCCCTTCAAGAATTGTGGCCCGAGCGGTACGGCCCCGATGGCCGCCGCTACGCGACTCGTCACGTTCGTGTTGAAAATAAACACGATCGGAACGGCGCGCACCGTCAAATCGAAGCGGTTCGCTAGACATGGCCGCCGGGGGTATTCCGCAGACGGCTATGTGGGGCGGCCGCGCGGCTCAGGTCGAGCAGGACGTGCGCGTTGCCGAGATCGAGGTGGGCGAACGCCTGCGCGAGCTCGGCGAAGGCGCAGTCGCCGACCTGATGGTTTCGATCCAGGAGACAGGGCTCATCCAGCCGATCGTGCTGCGCCCGCTCGAGCGCGAGGACGGCGAGATTGGGCTGCAGCTCGTCGCGGGCGCCCACCGGCTGGAGGCGCACCGACGCCTCGGCCGAGAGACAATCCGGGCTCGCGTGATCGACCTCAGCGATCTCGACGCCCAGCAGGCCGAGATCGACGAGAACCTGGTCCGCCAGGAAGTGGTCGGCTGGCCCCGCTGCCGGTTCGTCGCGGCCCGGGCCGGCATCTACGCCGAACGCCATCCAGAGGCCGTGCGGAACATCGGCGACGAAGGCCCTCGAGGGCGTGGCCGGCCGCGGAAGGATCAATTTCCGCTCCGGGGCGGAAAATACATCCCGTCGCTCATGGGGTTCGTCGCTGAGGTCGCGGACCAGACCGGCCTGGACCGCAGCACAATCGAGCGAGACGCCCAAATCTGGGCCGCACTCCATCCATTCGACGCCCAAATCCGAGCCCTGCCGCTCGCGCACGACACCCGCGCCCTAAAGCGCCTCGCGGCGGCGCCGCCGGAGCTGCGCGCTCCTGCGATCGAGCTGCTCGCTAGCGGGAAGACCGGCGACGTCTCGGACGCCCTGGTGGTCGCGGACGGGGGCAAGCCGGCTTCGAAGCCCGCGCAAACACCCGTCGATCAGGCGGTGAAGGCCTTCCGGAAGCTGTGGGGCGACGCCTCGCCCAGCGCTCGGGCGGCGATCCTGAACGACCTGGCCGGCCGCTCCCTGCCGAAAGGCTGGATCGTGCGGGAGGACCGCTGAGATGGCGGACGGGGGACAACTGGCCTGCGGGTGCGGGATGCCGGCGACGGCGGCCGCGGCGCTGCGGGCGGCGGCGCGCAAGCTCGCCCAGGCCCGCGAGATCGCGGACGGCTACGCAGGGCGCGACATGGTCGCCGATCCCGAGGTCAGCCGGGCGATCAGCAGCCTGATCCGCGACGCCGAGATCCTGGTGAGCCGCGCTCATGGCGCGCCTAGGGGTCGTTATCCGGCGAGCGCGGCCACGTCCTGGAGTCCCCGGCATGGCTAAGCCCGGGGCCAAGCGCCATCCCGACCAGGCGGACCTGTTCGAGGTCCACAACGCGTTCCCGGTGCGCGCGCCGAGCGACCTGCTGCGGGCGCGGGACTTCAACCGGCGGATCGCCATGGCCATGAGCCAGGCGATCAAGGAGAGCCCGCGCACCCGGGCCGAGATCGCCGAAGAGATGACCCTGCAGCTCGCCTACGACGAGGGCGCGGTCACCGAGGGCATGATCAACGCCTACACGAGCCCCGGGCGCGAGAGCCACACGATCAGCCTGGTGCGGTTCGTGGCCTTCGTGCGGGCCACCGGCTGCACCTGGCTGTGGGACGTGGTCCTGCACGACGAGGGGCTCGAGATCCTGGAGGGCGAAGAGGCCCACCTGGCCCGCGCGGCGCTCCTGCAGAAGCAGGCCGACGAGCTGGCGGCCGCGGCCGCCGAGGCCCGCGCCGCGGCGCCGGCCCAGATCCGCGTGCGGAGGGGTCGATGAGCGCGGCGCGTGAGTGGTTCTCGGCCGGCGACCTGGCCGACATGGGGCTCCCGGGCCTGCCGGGCACGAAGCCCGGCATCCTGCAGCTGGTGCGGCGGCAGGGCTGGATGGGCGCGGAGGGCAAGACCCGCAAGCGCCAGGGTCGTGGCGGGGGCGTGGAGTTCCACGTGAGCCTGCTGCCGGAGGCCGCCCAGGCCCGGATCGCCGCCTCCACGGCGCCGAAGGCGGAGCGGCTGGACCGCGAGAGCGCCTGGCTGCGGTTCGACCGCCTGCCCGCCGGCTACAAGGCCAAGGCCGAGGAGCGCCTGGCGGTGATCGAGCAGGTGGAAGACCTGCAGCGCCACGGGCTGAACAAGAGCAAGGCCATCGAGCAGGTGGTCATGGCCGCCGCCCGTGAGGCGCGCGCCGCCGGTCGGGAGCCGCCGCTGAAGGTGGCGACGATCTACACCTGGTTCGCGCGCATCGAGGGCGTGGCCCGATCCGACCGGGCGGCCTACCTGGCGCCCGACTATGCCGGCCGCACGGCCACTGAGGACTGCTCACCCGACGCCTGGGAGTTCTACAAGGGCGACTATCTGCGCCTGACGAAGCCGCCGCACGCTGGCTGCTATCGCCGCCTGCAGCGGGTCGCTCGCGACAACGGCTGGACCATCCCCTCGGCCAAGACCCTGATCCGGCGCATCGACGCCGAGATTCCGGTGCCCGTGCAGGTGCTGCTGCGCGAGGGCGAGGAAGCCGCCTCGTTCACGATGGCCCACCGCGACCGGGACCGCAGCGGCATCCTGCCGATGCAGATCCTGAACCTGGACGGCCACACCTGGGACGTCTTCGTGAAGTGGCCGAACGGCACGATCAGCCGGCCGCACGCGCTCGTGGTGCAGGACATCGCCAGCGGCCGCGTCCTGGCGATCCGGCACGACCTGACCCTGAACCACCACCTGGTGCGGCTGGCGCTGGGCGACACGTTCCGGGCCCACGGCCTCTGCGACACCATCCTGATGGACAACGGCCGCGAGAACGCCGCCCAGGCGATCTCGGGCGGCCAGTACCGCATGCGCTGGGGCAAGACCCCCGAGCAGGAGCCAGCCGGCCTGCTGAAGACGTTGGGGATCAAGGCTGTGGCCGTGACCCCCTACCTCGGCCGCGCCAAGCCGATCGAGCGGGCCTTCCGTGACTTCGCCCACGACCTGGCCAAGTCGCCGGAGTTCGAGGGCGCCTACACCGGCCACAACCCGGTGGCCAAGCCTGAGAACTACGGCGCCAAGGCGGTGCCCTTTGCGCGGTTCGAGGAGATCGTTCGGCGCGAGATCGCCTTCTGGAACGCCCGCGAAGGTCGCCGCGGCGTCGGCATGAACGGCCGGTCTTTCGACCAGGTCTTCGCCGAGGGCCTGGCCGTCCAGCACCGGCCGAAGCTGACCGACGAGCAGCTGCGACTCTGCCTCCTGGCCTCCAAGCCGGTGTCGATGGAAGCGGGATCGGGCGCGGTGAGCGTCGAGGGCCACCGCTACTGGTCGGCCGAGCTGAGCGCGGTGCGTCGCCAGAAGGTGACGGTGCGCTTCGATCCCGAGCGCATGGACCTGCCGGCCTACGTCTACAGCCTGGACGGGCGGTTGCTGGCGAAGGCCGACCGGGTGCTCGCCGGCACCTTCGACAGCCACACCGACGCCAGGGAGACCCGCCGGGCCATGCGCGAATACAAGCGTGGCCTGGCGCTGCAGGCAAAGGCGTTGCGGGCGCTCGACGCCCAGGACGTGGCCGCCAGGCTGCAGGGCCCGGCTTCGCCGACCCCGCCTATGGCGGCTCCCGAGACCGTGGTCGCGGCCAGCTTCAAGGCCCCGCGGACACCCGAGCAGCTCGGCCGCGCCCAACCCAACCCGAACGAGGACTTCGACGCCAAGTGGCAGGCCGGCATCGCCCGGCTGGCTCGAGGCGGATGAGGAAAGCCCGCCCGGGGCGGCAACCCCGGACGGGCCAGCAGTGCAACGAGAAACAGGAGCTTGAGTAGCATGAACGTTGATCCCGGCAAGATCGCCTTCACCGAGGCTGAACACGCCGAGCTTCGCGCCCGGGTAAAGGCGCGGGCGTCCGCGCAGAACATCGCCCAGGCCGAGATCGCGCGGCAGGCGGACATCGCCCCGTCCACGCTGAGCCAGTACCTGGGCGGCACCTATCCGAGCGAGGCCGGCCGCATCGAGGTGGCCCGCTCGCTGACGCGCTGGCTGAAGTCGCTGGACGCTGCCGCCGAGCTGCGCAGCCGGATGCCGGTCGATCCGACCTTCGTGGCGATGCGCGGCGCGATGAAGATCACCGGCATCCTCAGCTACGCCCGTGTGGCCGGTGATCTCGTGATCATCGCCGGGAGCCCGGGCGTCTCGAAGACGTCCACCGCCCGCCAGTTCCAGGCCGACAATCCGCGGACCTGGATCGCCACCATGGACAGCACCACCAGCGGCGCGCCGATGATGCTGCTCGAGGTGCTGGCCGCGATGGGCGAGCCGGAGGCCAAAGGCCCGCCCGCGACGCTGCGCCGCCGGATCTGCCAGTTGGCCGAGGAGGCGCCCGGCTTCCTCATCGTCGACGAGGCCCAGCATCTCTCGGACAAGGCGATCGAGGCGCTGCGGGCGATCAACGACCGCGTGGGGCTCGGGATCGCCCTCCTGGGCAACGAGGAGATCTACGCGAAGGTCGGCGTCGCCGGCGGCAAGGCGCGGTTCGCCCAGGTGTCCAGCCGGGTAGGCCATCGCGACTACATCGTGAAGCCCGATCCCCGTGACGCCGAGACCCTGGCCAAGGCGATCGCCGAGGCCAACGACGAGGTGATCGGGAAGGCCGAGATCGCCTTCTGCCAGGACATCGCGGCCCGCCCCGGCGGCCTGCGCAACGTGTCGAAGACTTTCCGCAAGGCCCTGATCGCCGCGCGCGGCGCAGACGAGCCCTTCGACGTCAGCCACCTGCAGGGCGCCTTCGCCCAGTTGGCCGGCCACACCCGCTAGCGCGGAGGATCTCCATGCTCAGCTTCCACCCCGCCCTGGCCGCTCGCAGCGCGTCGCGCCAGATCCGCATCCTGCAGCGCGCCCACCAGCTCACCGGCCGGGAACTCGCCCGGCTGCTGGACAAGATCGACGTCGCCTTCGAGGGCCGCTGCGTCACCCACGCGATCCGCGATCTGGCGATGCTCGACGAGCTCAGCGCCCCCTCGCTGAACCGTCTTCTCGACGTCATCGATGTCGAGATCGAGCACGAGCTCGAGGTGGCCCAGGCGCCGGCTCGCGTGACCGGCGCGCCGACCCTGACGGTCCATCAGGGAGGCCGGTCATGACCCTGGGCCGCCGGTCCACCGAGACCATGAAGCTGACGGCGTTCCGGCTCGACGAGGTCGAGCTGGACCGGACCGACGCCCAGGACCGGCCGGTCTTCCGCCACCGCCGCAGCTTCCGGGCCCGGCTGGCGCGCCTCGCCGCCTGGTGGGCCGCGGCCTGGACCGACCCGAACAACCAGCGCCCGTCCGACCGGTACCGGGCCTGAAATCCTTTCGCTTCCCCACAGGTGTTTGCATGTCGAGAAACAAACTGAAGACCACCGCCGTCCCCGCCGCCCAGACCCGCGAAGAGGCGGAGGCCGCCGTCCACCGCCTGGGCGAGCTGCGGCGCGAGCTGACCCGGGCGGAGACCGCCCTCAACGACGAGATCGCCGCCCTGAAGCTGGCCGCCGAGACGCAGGCCAAGCCGCTCCAGGAGGAGATCGCCCAACTGACCGCGAGGGTGCAGGGCTACTGCGAGGCCAACCGCACCGAGCTGACCAACGGCGGCCGGACGAAGACGGTCATCTTCGCCACCGGCGAGGTGAAGTGGCGCGCCCGGCCGCCCAGCGTCTCGGTGCGCGGGGTCGAGGCCGTTATCGCCTACCTCAAGGCCACGCTCGGCGGCCGGTTCGTCCGCACGAAGGAGGAGATCGACAAGGAGGCCATGCTCGCCGACCGCGAGGCGGCCGCTCTCGTGCCGGGCGTGAAGATCGGCTCCGAGGGCGAGGACTTCGTGATCGAGCCGCTCAACGTCGAGCTGGCGGCGGCCTGACCATGAGCCGCCTTACCGACAACCAGGTGATCACCATCGCGCATGCGGCGGTCCTGGCCCGCCAGCAGGCGGCGGTGCTGTCGGATTTCGAGCTGGAGCTGATCCTCGAGATCGGCGCCCGCTTCCTGCAGCACGGGCGGCAGACGGTGATCACGCCGGCCGAGTGGCTGCCCTTCAGCGACGCGGTGGCCGCCATGGCGGCCGCGGAGAGGCGCGCCGCAGACCTGGACCGCAGCTTCAGCCGCGCGGCCGTTCTCGCGAACCCTAGGGCCGCGTGATGGGGCGTCGCATCACCTTCGCCGAAGTGATCGAAGCGGCGGCGTCGACCTACGGCGTCGCCGTCGAGCAGCTGCAGGACAAGGCCGACCGGAAAGAAGCCGTGCGGGTGGCCCGCGCCCGCGCCATCCTGGTCGGCCGGCGGCTGCGGATCTCGTGCGCCATCATGGGCGAGGCGCTCGGCGGTCGTACGTCCTCCACGATCGTCAACGTGCACCGCCGCGCGGAGGCGGCTTACGAGGCCGATCCCGCCGAGCGCCTGGCTGTGGCTTTCCTGCTGGACTTCCTGGGCTTGGCCGAGCTGCCGCCCTACGAGTGGACGGCGTGCGCGAAGGGCCGGCTGGAGCCGCTCGAGCGCCTGATCGCCGACACGGAAGCCAAGCTGCACCGCCTGCACCTGCGCCGCGCCCAGCTGCTGCGGAAGGCGGCCTGACATGCCGAAATCCCAGGTCATCTACGCCAAGCCCTGGAAGGACGATTTCCGGGAGTTCTTCGACCTGATGGGCGACGGTTGGACCCCGCCGGAGCAGGTTCGCGTGGTCGCCAACCCCAAGCTGACGCGGATGACTGTGTCGGCCGTCTTCCTCAACGCACACGGCCACCACGTCAAGCTGACCGCCCGGCTCCGGCAGTACGCCGATGGATCCTGGGTGCAGCTCGAGGAGCGCCTGGAGCAGCGGTTCGAGATGCGCGTGGGCGGGGGTGTCCTCTGATGCAGTGGGCGGCGATCCTCAACCGCGGCGGTCGCCCGGCGATGCAGGTGGGTGAGGAGGTGCTCTTTGCCTGCCGGCACACCACGCGCGGCGACGCCTGCCTGGTTCTGGCGCGCCTGGCCAAGGGCGCGAGCCAGGATCAGCGCCCGCCCTTCGGACCCGGCCTCTACCTGCAGAGCACCTGGGACGGCCAGCCCGTGCCGGCCGTGCTCGTGCCCTATGCCTTCGCCCGCCCCATTCCTCCCGAGCTGAAAGACTGACCGATGGCAGCACACCTGGAAGAAGAGCGCACCGCCGAAAACGATGACGGCCTGTACGTGAGCGCCTGTGTGGCCAAGGGCGGCTTCCCGGCCGCGAACGCGGAGCTGGGCCGCCAGGCGCTGGCGGCCAACGGCGCGGGCCAGACGACCAAGCGGCCCGTTCGCCCAATCAGCATCCGAGACCTAAAGCCCGCGCCCATCGCCACCGCGGCTCCCAGCTTCGTCATCGTCGACCCGGCATCTCTCATCATCGAGGGGAGCTATCAGCGCCACCTGTCCGGGGCGAGCCGGACGCTGGTTCGCAAGATAGTGGCTACCTGGGACTGGCGTCGCTTCAAGCCGCCCGTCGTCGCGAAGACCCCGGCGGGCCTGGAGGTGATCGACGGCCAGCACACCGCCATCGCTGCCGCGAGCCACCCCGCGATCGACCGGATTCCGGTCATGGTCGTGGAGGCCGTCCAGGAGGCCGAGCGCGCCGGCGCCTTCATCGGCCACAACCGCGATCGTATTGGGATGACCCCGATGCAGCTGCACTTCGCGGCGCTGGTAGCTGGCGATGCTCACGCGAGGTCGACCGAGGCCGTCTGCGCGGCCGCTGGTGCGAAGATCCTGCGCACCACACCGGGTCATGGGACCGGCTGGCAGCCAGGCGAGACAGTAGCGGTCAACGCGATCCGCGCCCTGTTCAATCGCCGCGGCCAGGAGCGAGCCACCGAGATCCTGGCCGTGCTCGTTCGGGCCGGCGCGGCTCCCATCAGCGCGGCCCAGATCAAGGCGGTCGAGATGCTGCTCTGCGAGGGCGAATACGCCGGACAGATCGAACCGTCGAAGATCTCCGCGACGATCCGCGCGATGGGGGAGACAGCAGACCAGGAGGCGAAGGTCTTCGCGGCCGCTCACGGCATCCCCGCCTGGCGCGCCCTCGGCGTGATCCTCTTCAAGAACCGCAACAAGCGCCGCGCCGCCGGAGAAGGGGCGCGGTGATGGACCCCGACGAACCCCGCGATGACACCGAGGACAGCGAGCGCCTCATGAACCTGGTGGGCGACCTTCACATGGCGTTCAACCGCGCCATGAAGGCCGGCGCCGACGTGGCGGACGTCCTCACCTGCTCGGGCCAAGCCCTGGGCGAGTTCCTGGCTGACCAGCAGGTGCGCAACCCGACCACCCTGGTGATGACGGCCGTCGCGTCGACTGCCCAACGTGCTCACGACCACCGCGGGAGGGTCCAGTGACGGATCTCCGGCAGCTGATCATGTCGGCGCTCGCCAACGGCTCGGCAGAGGCCGCCGAGCTGGCCCGCCAGCTGGGCGCCACCCGCGAACGCATTCTCCGCGAGCTTGAGGTCATGGCCTGTCTCGACCTGGTGGACGCGATCGATCCGCCGCCGCCCTGCAGCTGGGATTGCATGCGGTGGCATCTGCGAAAGGTCCCTGTCCAATGAGCGCCGTCGCCCGACGTCAGGTCAGCAGCGACCGCCGCGCCATGCTGGCAAAGGTCCACCTGGCCGCGAAGGAGCTGGGGCTGGACGAGGATACCCGGCGCGACGTGCTCGAGCGCGTCACCGGCCAGCGCTCGTCGGCCGACTGCACCGACGCCCAGCTGGACGAGCTGCTCCGCGAGTTCCGCCGGATGGGTTGGCAGCCCAGGCCCGGGCGCGCCGCCGCGCCGGTGGCTCGCACCGCGGCCCCGAAAGTCGCCAGCTCGCCGATCGCCATGAAGGCGCGGGCCATGTGGAAGTCGCTCGACAACCTGGGCGCCGTTCGGAACGGCTCGGAGCAGGCCCTCGAGGCCTTCGCCAAGCGCCAGCTCCACGTCGATCGGCTGCAGTGGGCCGACCAGAGCCAGGGCTTCCGCCTGATCGAGGCGCTGAAGGCGATGGCCGAGCGCGAGGGCTGGTCGCAAGAGATGGCCGGCGTCACTCGCGGCCAGGAGGTGATCTCGTTGAAGCGCCGCCTGGTGCAGCGCCAGGCCGAGATCCTCGGCAGGGAGCCGTTCCGCCTGGCCGGCATGACCGAGCGCGAGCTGGACGCTCTGGCGCGTGAGAACCGGGCGGCCGTACGCGCGGCGCGGGGGCTGGAATGACCGTCCTGGCCAGCCAACTGTTCAACGAGGCGATCTGGCCGCGCCTTGTCCTGGGCGAGCCGCCTGTCGTGGGCGCCTGCCGGGTCGAAGGCGCGTTCGTCGTCCAGTGGGGTGTCGAGGGCGCGCTGCTCAGCTGCGACCCGGAAGGCGCACGCACGGTCGCGGACGCCTTGGAAGCGGGTGGCTGGCTCCCGACTCTGGTCGACCTGCTGCGCATGGCCGCCGACATCTGCGACGCGAAGAACCGCGCAGGAGTGGCCCTGCAGTGAGCCGGTTCGACCTCTTCACCTGGAGCGACGAGGCCGAGGCGGCCGCCGAGCTGGCCAAGGCGGAAGAGGCGCGGGCGCTCGCCGCCCGGAAGGCCAAGGTCGCCCCGCATGGCGAGGTGCAGGCGCGCCGCGCCAAGCTTCAGGCGGCGACGCACCAGCAGCTCGCCGCCGAGCTGGAGCTGGCGCGAATCCAGCGGGGGCTGCGTTGACGGGCCTGACCGGGTTCCTGGCGGCTGTGGCCGAGGTGGCCGGCGAGAGCGCCGCGACGCGCCTGGCGCTGGCGGCCGGCGGCACGCGCCTCACCTTCTCCGCCGCCAAGAACTCGACCCTGGTGCGGATCGTCGGCCTGGACGCTGCGCAGAAGATCGTTGGCCAATTCGGGCGGGAGACCTACACCATCCCCATGGCCCACCTGCGCGGCCAGAAGGGTCGACAGGCCGCCGCGGCCAAGATGCTGGCCAGCGGCGCCAACGCGAGCGAGGTGGCCCGGGCCTGCGACGTCCACGAACGGACGGCGCGACGGGTGCGGAAGCGCATGGCGCAGGCCAAGCAGGCGGGCTTGCCGCTCTTCCCCGAGAGCTGACGGGCGGACAACTGTCCGCGGAGATCGCAGCGCGGACTTCCCACACTCTGAGCGTGAGACATCGCCCGGCGCAAGCCGGGTTTCTTGCAGGCGCAGAGTGAACACCCAAACCCCTCAGATTGTTTCCAGACCTCAGGGCTGGACCGCGGCGCACGAGAGCCGATGGCAGGCGCTGCAGCGCCGCATCCTCGTGGTGGAGGGCGGGTTCGTGGACGATCCCGTCGACCGCGGCGGCACGACCAAGTACGGGGTGTCCCTGCGCTTCCTGCAGGCGGTGGGCAAGATCGACGCGAACCGGGACGGGTTCGCGGACCTCGACCTCAACTTCGACCGGGTGCTGGACGGCCACGATATCCGGGCACTTACGCCGAGGATCGCCGGCGACCTGTTCCTGAAGCACTTCTACCTGCAGCCGGGCTTCTGGGTGCTGCCGCGGCCCTTCGACGCCGCGCTGTTCGACCAGGCCGTGAACGGCGGCACCACGGCGGCGATCAAGATCCTGCAGCGGGCGCTGAACCGGTTCGGGCCGCCGCGCCTGAGTGTCGACGGCGCCCTCGGCAACATCACTCAGGCCAAGCTCCTCGAGCAGATGCGCGCCGGAGCGCCCGTGATCCAGGCGATCCGCGAGGAGGCCGCGGCCCGGTATCGCGCGATCGTCGCCGCGGACCCTGACCAGCGGAAGTACCTGAAGGGCTGGCTGCGGCGCGCCGAGGAGCTGGGACGTGAGTAGCGCACCGCTCCGCATCTACCGCGGCGACCGGACCGCCGCCCTGGGCGTGCTGGCCCTCCTGGGTCTGCTGGCCAGCCTCACCTTCCTTGACGTCTACGGACCCCCGATCATGAAGCGTATCGCCCGGCTCGCCGCGCTCGCCCTGCTCGCCGTGCCCCTGACGGGCTGCCTTGGGCTTACCCCGGTGGGGCGCACCATCGTGGGCAAGCTGCCCAACTACGAGATCCGCCAGGCGCCGGCGATTCCGTGCTCCGAGATGCTGGTGCGCGTCGATCCGGAGGCCCGGCTGACCAACGCGCAGCAGCGCGCGGTCGTGAAGGTCTGTGAGGACATGACCCGCGGGGTGATCGTGGATCCTGGCGAGCTGCAGGACGCCATGCGGCAGACCGTGCCCGGGCCCTTCTGACCATGGTCGCGAGGATCACGGGCAGGTTTCGCGTCGAGGAGGTTCCCGGGCTGTCGCGTGGGGGCCGAACCTGCGTCGCGCTCCTGGAGCCGCTGGAGTACCACGTCGGCCACGCCGAGAGCCCCGAGGTGATCACGGTGCCGACGGGGTTCCAGACGGACTTCGCCTCCATCCCGTGGGGCCTCTGGAACCTGTTCCCGCCGCTGGGTCCGTGGGCTCGGCCCGCCATCATCCACGACTTCCTCTACGCCACGCGCGGCGACGGCTGGTGGGGACCGGAAGGCGGGAACCGCCGCAAGTGGATCACGGGGCCGATCCGCGCCGACTTCACCGCCGGCGTCTACGTCCGTGAGGAGGCCGACAAGATCTTCCGCGAGGCGATGGGCGCCGTGGAGCCGCCCGTCCCCGCCTGGCGGCGTGAGGTCATGTACCGCGCCGTTCGCCTGGGCGGCGCCGAGGGATGGGGCCGATGACCGACGTCTTCGATCGCGCCCAGGAGGCCGATCAGTTCCGGCGCGAGCTGGCGATCCGCGCCTTCCGCGCCGGCGCGGCCGAGCTGGCCAAGCCCAGCGCCTTCCTGCTTTGCGACGACTGCGACGACCCGTTGGACGCCGAGCGCCGGCGCCTCGTGCCCGCGGCCACGCGTTGCGTGCTTTGCCAGGAGGCCGCCGAGGCGCGCCTCCGAACCGTCAGGTGACCCCGTTGCTTAAAACCCTCGTCGAGTACTCGCCCCTCCTGAGCCTCGCCGGCACCATGCTGCTGGCGGTTCTGGCGCTATGGGTCGACGCCCGCACCGATCGGAAGATCTCGGCCGCCGTCGATCCTCTGAAGGATGACCTGGAGGATCTGCAGCGGCGGACCGACGCCAACGAGGCCAGCATCGCCGAGGCCCGGTCCGACATCGAGAAGATGCCCACCAAGGCTGACCTGGCCCGCGTCGAGGGGGAGGTGAAGGCGACGCTGGGCGAGGCCACGGCCGCCGCCGCCGGCGTGAAGCGCCTCGAGACGATCTTCATCCAGCGGGGCGTGGAGAACGTTTGATGGACTACGCAGCGATCCTGGCCGCCGACCGTCGCCTGGCCATCCTCCGTCTCCTGAAGGAGGGCGGCGGCGAGGCCGGCGAAAGCGTGCTCGAGAAGGGCCTGCACATGCTGGGCCACCGAGCCGGTTGCGACCGCGACCAGGTCCGCGCCGACCTGCGCGCGCTCGAGGACCGCGCGTGCCTGGTGATCTCGCTCTTCCAGGACAAGTACATGGTCGCGAAGATCACGCGCCGCGGCGTCTCCGTCGCCGAGGGCATCGTGCACGTCGAGGGCGTCGCCCGGCCGGCGATGGGGCTCTAGTGCCCAAGCCCTCCTCCATCGACCGCCTCCCGGAAGAGGTGCGCAGCAAGATCGCCGAGCTGCGCCGCAACGGCCGCACCCTCGACGAGATCCTGGACCACCTGCAGCAGCTGGACGTCGAGGTCAGCCGCTCGGCGCTGGGCCGCCACGTGAAAAGCCTGGCGCAGATCGGCGAGCAGATGCGTCGCGCCGAGACCATGGCGAAGTTCGTGGTCGAGCGGTTCGGCGAGGACAGCGACGACCGGCTGGGCCGGGCGAACATGCGCATCCTGCAGGGCGCCCTGCTGGAGATGCTGGCCGAGGATCGGATCGACGAGGAGACCGGCGCCCCGATCACCCTATCGGCCAAGGAGGCGAAGGAGCTGTCGCTCGCCGTGCAGCGCCTTGTGAGCGCGCAGCGGATGGATGCCGAGCGGGAGCTGCGCCTGCGCGCCGCCTTCAAGCGCGAGGCGACCGAGAAGCTGGACGCCGCCGGCCGCACCGGAGAGATCGACCCGGACGCCGTGGAGCGCGCCAAGCGAATCCTTGGCTTTGCCTGATGGCGGCGGAACCGTCCCTTGCCGGCCTCTCGCCGCTGATCAACTTCCTGCCGTACCAGCGGAAGTGGCTGGCGGATAAGTCGCGCTTCAAGATCGGGATGTTCTCCCGCCAGACCGGCAAGACCTTCACGAACTGCGCCGAGCTGGTCGACGACTGCATCGACGCCGAGGTCACCGGCCGACGTACCCGCTGGTTGATCCTATCCCGCGGCGAGCGCCAGGCGAAGGAGGCGATGGAGTCGGCGGTCAAGCCGTTCACCCGAGCCTTCTGGGAGCTGTATCGCGGCGTGCTGAAGGGCAAGGCGCCCGAGATCCGCGAGGATGAGTTCCGGGTCGAGCGCCAGGGCCAGAAGGATGCGGCCTATCGCATGTTCGAGGTGGAGTTCCCCGGCGGCTCCCGGATCACGGCCCTGCCGGCCAACCCGGACACTGCCCGCGGTTTCTCCTCGAACGTACTCCTGGACGAGTTCGCGTTCCACGCGGACTCCAAGGCGATATGGGGCGCGCTCTTTCCGGTGATCTCGAAATCCGGCCTGGTCCTGCGCGTCGTCTCCACCCCCAACGGCAAGTCCAACAAGTTCTACGACCTGATGACCCAGGAGCCGACGGTTTGGTCGCGGCACGTCGTGGACATCTACGACGCCGTCGCGCAGGGCCTGGACCGCGACATCGACATGCTGCGCGCCGGGATCGGCGACGCCGACCTCTGGGCCCAGGAGTACGAGCTGAAGTGGCTGGACGAAGCGACGGCCTGGCTCGACTACGAGCTGATCCACGCCTGTGAGCAGCCGGTGGGCTACACGGCCCGGGTGAACTACACCGGCACGCCCCAGCGGCCGGTGCGAACGGTCGAGCGTGAGAACGGACGTCGGTCCTTCGCAACCCGCGACGGCAAGTTCTACGTCGGGATGGATATCGCCCGGAAGAAGGACCTGACCTGCATCTGGGTGGCTGAGCTGGTCGACGGGGTGCTCGTCGTCCGCGAGATCATCACGATGCACCGGGCCGCCTTCTGGGCGCAGCACGCGGAGCTCGACCGGATCTTCGCCGAGTACAACCCGGTGCGGACGTGCATCGACGAGACCGGGATGGGCGCGCCGTTCGTCGAGGCGGCGCAGCTGCGGCTCGGCCAGCTTCGCGTTGAGGGCGTGGTCTTCACCCCGGCCAACCGCCTGTCCATGGCCGGACAGCTGAAGGAGAGGATGGAGGACCGCCGGTTTGTCCTGCCTGCGGGTGACCGCGACCTTCGGGACGATCTCCATTCGATCACCAAGGCGGTCTCGCTGACCGGCGCCGTGCGGCTGGTCCACGACGGTGAGAGCGACGGCCACGGGGACCGCTTCTGGGCGGCCGGCCTTTGCTGCGCGGCGGCGAGCGAGCCCATTCAACCTTACGCCTACCACCCCGTCCTCGCCCGCGAGCACCACGACATGAGCCCGCTGGCCCGGCGGCGCCAGGAGATCGAGCACGGCTCGGGCATGGGCGGCTTCCGCGGCCGCAGGAGCTTCTAGTCATGGTTCAGCTTGTCGATCGTTTCGGGCGCCCGTTGACGGCGAAGAAGGGCGACCTGACCCGCGAGGTGGCCGCGCCCGGGCTCACCGGCGTGCGCCAGGCGTGGGACGCGCGCACCGCTGTCGTCGGCCTTACGCCCGACCGCCTCGAGGCGATCCTGCGGCAGGCCGACCAGGGCGACCTGGATGCGCTGTTCACGCTCGCCCAGGAGATGGAGGAGCGGGACCCGCACTATGCCTCGGTCCTGCAGACCCGGAAGCTTTCGGTCGTGGCGCTCGAGCGCAAGGTGACCTGGACGAAGAAGCAGGCCGACGATCCGCGGGCCGAAGAGATCCAGGAGGCGTGCGAGGAGCTGCTCGAGGCCGACGAGATGGACCTCCTGATCCCGCACCTGATGGACAGCGTCGCGAAGCCCTACGCCGTGGCCGAGACCATCTGGCACAAGGGGCCGGATCGATGGACGCCGGAGCGCTACGAGGACCGAGATCCGCGCTGGTTCCAGCTGGATCGGCTTACGGGCAAGGAGCTGCGCCTGCGGGAGGTCGGCGCGCCGGACGGCGTGCCGCTGCCGCCGTTCACCTTCGTCTCGCAGTTCGCGGCCAACAAGTCGGGCCTGATCGCGAGGCGGGGCCTGGCCCGCGTCGTCGCCTTCAGCTTCGTCTGCAAGCTCTACGGCCTGAAGGACTGGATGGCCTACGCGGAGATCTTCGGCATCCCGCTCCGCCTGGGCAAGTACGGCGCGGGGGCGACCCCGGCCGACGTCGACGTCCTCAAGAGGGCCGTGTTCGGCCTCGGCTCCGACGCGGCCGCCGTGATCCCCGAGGGGATGACGATCGAGTTCCCGGCGCCGGCGAGCGGCACGGGCAACGCCGAGCTGTTCCACGCGCTGGTGGTGTTCATCGACAACCAGGTGAGCAAGGCGGTCCTGGGCCAGACGGGTACGACCGACATGCAGAAGGGCGGCGGCTTCGCCCAGGCCAAGGTGCTCGACGGCGTCCGCACCGACCTGAAGCAGGCGGACGCGAAGGCGGTGGGCGCCGCGATCCGCCGCGACATTCTCACCCCCTTCGTGCAGCTCAACTGGGGCCAGGACGCCCCGGTGCCGCGGGCCGAGCTGGTGGTCGAGGAGCCCGAGGACATGGAAGCCCTGGCGGGCTTCCTGGAACGGATGGTGCCGCTGGGCCTGCGGGTGGGCCAGTCCGAGATCCGAAAGAAGGCGCGCCTCTCCGAACCGGCCGACGACGAGGAGGTGCTGTCGCCGCCGGCGAAGGCGGCCGCGATCGACCCCACCGATCCCAACGCGAAGCCAAAACCGACCCCGGGTGCCCCACCGAGCGCTGCGAACGACCCGGCAGCGCCGGCTCGCGACCCTGCGCTCGCCCGCACCGAACTCAGCGCCGAGGTGGCGGCGCGGGAGGCCGCCGATCGGCAGCTCGAGGAGGCCCAACTGGCCGGCCTCGAGGAGTGGCAGCAGACGTTCGCGCCGGAAGCCGCGGCGGTCATGGACCTGGTGAAGGGGGCCGGCAGCTTCGAGGAGATCTCGCGCGGGCTGGAGCGCATGGCTGCGGACCTGGCCGCGCCGCCCGCGGCGCGCGCCCTGGCCCGGGCGATGTTCGAGGCCGCGGTGATCGGCGAAGGCGGGCGGGAGGCCTAGTTGGCCGACGAGCGCTTCATCTTCGATGCCGCCCCGGATCCGCGCGCCGTGGCGTTCCTGGAGGCGAAGGGCCTGAAGCGCTCCTGGCGCTGGCCATCGATGTGGCAGACCGAGCACGCCTACGCCTTCACCCTGGCCGGCGTGTATCGCCTCGACGTCCTGGCGGAGACCAAGCGCCTGGTGACGGCGGCGATCGCCGAGGGCCAGACGCTGGACGGGTTCAAGGCCGCGTTCGAGGCCAAGCTGCAGGGCCTGGGCTTCGCCGGCCCGCAGGTGGTCAACGACTTTGCGGAAGGTCCGCGCAAGGTGGAACTCACCGCGCCCTGGCGGGTGAAGGTGATCTACGACACCAACGTGCGCCAGGCCTACGCGGCGTCCGCCTGGCAGGCGATCGAGGACACGGCGGCCGACTTCCCGGCGCTGCAGTACCACCACACCCCGCAGCAGCATCCTCGGCTCAACCACCTGGCCTGGGACAAGATGGTGCTGCCGGTCACGCACCCCTTCTGGAAGACGAACTTCCCGCCCAACGGCTGGTACTGCAAATGCTTCACCATCCAAGTCAGCGTCGACGAGCTGGCCAGCGGCGCGGTGAAGCTCACGCCCGACGACGCCCTGCACGCCACCGGCTACGACGAGCGCCCGTCGCGCTGGCGGGAGTGGCGCCATGGGCCCACCGGCCGGGTGGACCGCGCGCCGGAAGGGGTGACGCCGGCGTTTGCCTACAACCCGGGCATGGAGCGCCGGCGGAACCTCGGCGAGCTGCTGGAGCGGCGCGTCGAGGCGCTGGACGCCGACATGGCGCGGGCGGCCGCCGCCGACCTGGTGAACCTGCCGCTGTTCCACGACCTGGTCAGCGACGCGATCCGGATCGGACAGGCGCAGGCGGCCGCGCGCAGTGCGACGGCCGCGCGCCTGGTCGGCGGATCCGCCCGAAAGGCCGAGATCGACCAGGCGGCCCAGGACGCCGCAGCCGCCGCCGCCGAGTTCCCGAAGGACAGCTGGCCGGTGGGCGTGGCGCCGGCCGAGATCCAGGCCCTGGCGCCCGGCGCGGGCCGGCTGGTGGTGGCGAACGCCTCGACGATAGGCCACAGCGCCCACATCCACCCGACGACGCCGGCGGACTGGCGGCGCGTGCAGCAGCTGCTGGAAGGCGGCGAGGCCTGGCAGGGCGAGGGCGGCGAGCTGGTGTTCTTCGGCCGGTTCGACGACGCCCGCGGCGAGCGGACCTGGACGATGGCGCTGAAGGCCGTGGCTGGGGCCTGGCGGGTCCGGACGCTGTTCGAGAGTTCGCCGCGACGCCGGGCGCGGATGATCCGCCGGTTGCGTCAGGTGCGAGGCGAGAAGAGCGGCGGCTAGGGGTACGCTACCTTCCCCATCGGTCCCGCGGGTCGCCCCGCCGGCCGGCTTCGCGAATTGACTTAGCCGCCGCGGCCAATATGCGCCGCCGAGCCCCGGATTTCAAATGGCCGTGGAAGCCCCGTAGAAGCCCGCTGACAGGCCTTGACGTCCGGCGCGCCGCGGCAGGGCTAGCGGAAAACCCCCAGCGGGCCTGTAGACCCGTTTGAAGGCGTTCGAAGGGCCATCCTGGCGCCCGGGTGCGGGGCGGGTCGGCCGCCTTCGGCCGTGTTCCTGGCGGCGGGTGAGGCGGACAACTGTCCGCGGAGATATGCGCCGCCGACATCCCGATACTCACCCGGCATGTCGAAGCCCGCAACGCAAATCCCGGCTCACCTGGTTCTCGCCCTCGCCAACTCAGCGAGGGCCGAAGAGGTTGCATTCGGCCTGGCGCTGGACCTGTCGCTGGCGTTCGCCGGCGCCGAGGACCGCAAGGCTGCGCCGAAGTGGGTGCCGCTGCTGCCCGCTCCCGACGCCAAGGGTGAGATCGTCGCCCGCGACGGCCGGAAATGGACGCTGAAGGATCCGGCCGTGGTGGTCGCCCACTTCCAGCAGTACGGCGCCGACATCCCGCTGGACCTGGAGCACGCCACCCACCTGCTGGCGCCGGAAGGAAAGCCGGCCCCCGCGCAGGCCTGGATCCAGGAGATGCAGGTCCGCGAAGACCGCTCCACCTGGGGCCGCGTCGAGTGGACGCCGGCGGGCCTGGCGTCGTGGCAGTCGGGCGGCTGGAAGTACGTCTCCCCCGGCATCCTCCACGACGACGCCCGCGAGATCTTCGGCCTGGCCTCCGCAGGCCTGGTCACCCGTCCCGCGCTCCATCTGCCGGCGCTCGCCCGCAGTGGAAGCAGGAACCCCACCCAGAAGGACGAAACCTCCATGACGACTGTCGCTCTCGCGACGCTCGCCGCCGCCGCAGGCCTTGCCGCCTCGGCGACGGAAGCGGACGTGATCGCCGCGCTCTCCGCCGGCCGCCAGGCCCAGGCGGACCTGAAAGACCCCACCAAGTTCGTGCCGGCGGCCGACCTGGCCGCGGCGCAGACGCGCGCCTCCAACGCCGAAACCGCGCTCGCGGCCATCCAGAAGGACGGCGCGGAGAAGGCGGCCGTGGCGCTGGTCGACGAGGCGATCGCCGCGGGCAAGCTCGCGCCGGCCGCCAAGGCCCACTGGCTCGACATCGCCCGTGAGGCCCCGGAGAAGTTCAAGGCGGCGGTCGCCGCGATGCCCGTGACGCTCGAGGTCAGCAAGACCCGCGAGAAGCCGGATGGCCAGGACGGGGCAAAGGACGAGAACGGCCTCACCGCCGACCAGCTCGCCCTCTGCTCGCAGCTCAGCCTCGACCCGAAAGCCTTCGCCGCGAACCTCCCGAAGGAGACGAAGTAGATGGCCGCCTCGTCCGTTGAACGGCTGCGCAAGTCGCGCGCCGGCGATCACATCAACCTGCCGGTCAAGGCCAACTCGCAGATCCTGCGGGGCTGCATGGTCATGCAGATCGGCCTGGTCGCCGCGAACGCCGCAGCCGCGGCCTCGCGCGCCGAGCTGGATTCTATCCAGGTGCTCGGCCTGGCCGTCGACAGCGTGGTCGGCGGCGCCGCGGACGGCGACGTCCGTGTCCAGGTGGAGCGCCGGGAGGTCTTCCAGGTCGCCAACTCGGCCGGTGGCGACGAGATCACGGTCGCCGACATCGGCGAGCTGTGCTTCCTGGTGGACAACCAGACCGTCGCCAAGACCATCGGCGCCGGCCTGCGTCCGATCGCCGGCCGGATCGAGGACGTCGACGCGAACGGCGTGTGGGTGAACTTCCAGTTCGCCCGCGGACCGCGCCGCCATGTGCTGCAGTTCGCGATCAACGAGACCGACACCCTGGCCGGCACCTCCCAGGAGCTGCTCTCGCCGGTCGTCGGCGCGATCACCCAGCTCGACGTGACCGTCCAGAAGGCGGTCACCACGGGCGGCGACGTGACCGCCAGCGTGGGCGGCGTGGCCGTCGACGGCCTGGCCTGCACGATCGCGGACGGGGCCGCCAAGGGCGCCCGGGTCACCGATACGCCGACCGCCGGACATGCGACCACGATCGTGGCGGTCGGCTCCCGCATCCAGGTCGTCCCCGCCGCGGCGTTCAACGTCGCCGGCGCGGTCTCCGGCCTCCTCGAAATCACCTACTAAGGGAGGGCTCGTTGCCCAACGTCATCAGCGGAACGCTGCTCCGGAACCTGTTCACCGGGTTCAAGACCAGCTTCCAGAACGGCTTCGCCGGCGTCACGCCGGCCTGGAGCCAGATCGCCACCAAGGTCGCCTCCATGGGCGCCGAGGAAGACTACGGCTGGCTGGGCGACTGGCCCGCGATCCGCGAGTGGATCGGCGACCGCGTCCTCGAGGAGCTGGCCGGCTACTCCTACACGGTCAAGAACCGCGACTTCGAGAGCACGGTGCGCGTGAAGCGCAACCACATCGAGGACGACAAGCTCGGCATCTACCGGCCGATGTTCGAGGGCCTGGGCCAGGAAGTGGCCCTGTTCCCGGACAAGCTCATCTTCGCGCTGCTCGCCGCCGGCGCCACGACCAAGTGCTACGACGGCCAGTACTTCTTCGACACCGACCACCCCGTCGCCGGCGGCGTCGCCTCCAACCATGGCGGCGGCGCGGGCACGCCCTGGTTCCTGCTGGACACCACCCGGCCGCTGAAGCCGCTGATCTACCAGGAGCGGCAGGCCTTCGGCTTCGCGGCGCTCGACCGCGACACCGACGAGAACGTCTTCATGCGGAAGGAGTACATTTACGGGACCGATGGCCGGGCGAACGCCGGCTTCGGCTTCTGGCAGATGGCCTTCATGTCGCGGCAGACGCTCGACGCCGCCGGCTATGAAGCCGCCCGGGCCGCCATGCGCAGCCTGAAGCGCGACAACGGCGAACCTCTGGGCGTCCGCCCGAACCTGCTGGTGGTCCCCGGCTCGCTCGAGGGCGCGGGCCGCCGCCTCCTGAAGAACGACCTGGCCGCCGGCGGCGCCTCGAACGAGTGGGCCGGCACCGCCGACTTGCTGGTCGCCGACTTCCTGTAGGCGACCAATGGCCAAAGCCCCCACTCCCAAGAAGCCGGTCGCGGAGAAGCCCGCGACCGCATCGGCCCCCACCGCGCCCTCTCCCGCGGTCGGGGCCACCCCATCCGAGGGCGCCGGGGCGGCTACGGCCGCCCCCGAAGCCGGGGCCGGCGCGTCGGCCCCGGTGGACAGGAGCGCCAGCGCCGGCGGCCAGGATACCGCCGGTGCGGAAGGCGGCGCGGCGGCGAACGTCGGGGGCGTCGCCGCGCCGTCGATCGCCGAGCTGGTCGCCGAGTTCCGCGCGGCCGGCGCGGAGCTGCTTTCGGCGTACATCCTGCTGCGCAACGCCGCGTTGTCGGGCGCCGCCGAGGATGCCGCGGTCGCGCTGGACGCGATCTCCGAGCTGAACGCGGATCTGCCGCTGGGGGTCAGCGCCTTGCGGCTGAAGCTCGAGGCGTCTGATGGTGAGCTGGTGGCCATCGAGGGCAAGTCCCGCGATGGCAAGCCCTTCCGGCGCGCCGGCCACGTCTTCGGCGCTGACTTCCAGTCCTATCTCGTCAGCAGGGACGCGCTCGAGCGGATCCGCGCCGACCACGGCATCGTCACGCGGGATCCCGCCTGATGGCCCCGGTCGCCGCCCCCTGTCCTGATGCGGTCGGCGAGACCGCCATGCAGCTGGCCTACCGCCAGCAGCGGGCGGTCTGGCGCGGCCAATTCCTGGACCTGGCGGCGGCCGGCGCTTTCCGAGCTCCGGAACACCTGCAGCCTGGTCTGCAGGCCCACCTCTTCCTTGATGCGGCCATGCCCATCGACCAGGCCGCCGCGGAGGCCGCGTGAGCCGCGCCTTCGACATCGTGGTGGCGGCGATGATGGCCGACCTGCGCCGCCAGGAATGCCGGCTCCAGCCTTACGGCTCCGAGTTGGACAGCGGCTACGATGGCGCGCGTTTCGACGTGGCCCAGACTGCGGCTGCCGGCCTGCGCGCCCTGCGGAACCTCGACGACGAGGCGCTGATCGAGATCATCGAGGGGTGCGCCGCGATGGAAGGCGTCCAGCACGGCCTGGTGTCGATCCTCGACGCCGTTCTGCGAGGCCGGCCGTGACCTTCGCGAGCGCCCAGGATCTCGTCACGCGCTACGGACAGCAGGAGATCCTGCTGCTGGCCGACCGCGACGGCGACCAGCTGGCGGACGCCGGCGTGCTCGAGGGGGCGCTGGCCGACGCGGACGCGGAGATCATCTCCGAGCTGGCGGGCTCCGTCACGATCGACACCGCCAACCCGCCCCGCAACCTGGTGCGCCTCTCGTGCCAGATCGCGCGGTATCGGCTCTACGGCGCGAACCCGCCCGAGGCGGCGCGCAACGACTACCTGGACGCCGTCAAGTTCCTCCGCCTGGTGCGCGAGGGCAAAGCCAGCCTCGACGGCGGCGACGCCCAGCCCACCGTGACGCCGCCGCCGAGCTTCGCCGCGGCCTCGGAGCCGGGCAACCGCATCTTCCGGCGGGGGCTCTGATGTCGATCCGCTTCCGCGTCACCCTGGACGACGAGCCGCGCCGGCTGCTGGCGGCTGCCGCCGCACGCGGCGAGGACATGCGCCCGGCGCTGCGGGCGATGGGCCAAGCGGGCGTCGCACAGACGCAGCGGCGCTTCGTCACCAAGCGTGCGCCGGACGGATCGGCCTGGCGTCCGACCGACAAGCCCTCCGGGTCGACCATGATCGCGAGCGGCCTCCTGCTGCGCTCGATCTCCGCCCGTCCGCCGTCCGACACGGCCGTCGAATGGGGTTCGAACCGCGTTTATGCGGCGATCCGCCAGCTCGGCGGGATCATCCGCGCGAAGGGTGGCGGCTACCTGCGATTCCGCGTGGGCGCCAACGGCGGCTGGGTGGCCCGAAAGGAGGTCAGGCAGCACGCGCGGCCCTACCTCGGCGTGAACGACCAGGACATGGCCGAGTTCGCGGCGATCGGGCTTCGCCACGTCGCCGGCCCTCTGGGAGGCCGCTGATGGACATGCTTGACCTGGGGCTGGCGAAGGACCGCTTGGCGGCCAACGCGCCGTCGCTGCGCAACATCGGCTACGCGGCCGACTTCAACGCCGCCATGCAGCCGGGCGCCGTCATCGCCAGTCCCTCGGCGTTCGTGCTGATCACCGGCGAGGAGTGGATCCCGCCCCGCGATGCCTCTGCGCCCATGCGGCAGAGCGCGAACATCACCGTGAGCGTCCTGGTGGCGGTCAAGCTGGCCGGCCCGCTGGGCGCCAACGGCCTGGCCGCCCTCGAGCAGCCGGTCCGTGAGGCCCGCCTCGCCATGTTCGCCTGGCACCACCCAGACGCGGAAGGGCCGTTCGCTCTCTCGGGCGGCGGCATCGAGGACTTCAACGGCCAGACCGGCGTCCTCCTCTATCGCCTCGACTTCACCGCCCTCGCCAAGATCCAGGAGACCCTGTGAGCCGCAAGCCCAAGGCCGCCGAACAGGCCGCCGACACCACGACCGCCGGCGCGCGCCGCCGCCCCGAGCTGGACGACGCCTCCGTCCGCGCCGCCTGCAAGGCTTCGATCGCCGCCGGCTTCCCGCCGCCGGCGCAGCTGGTCGAGCAGCTGGGCGGCGCCCACGCTGTGGCGGCGCTCGAGGCCGAGGTGGCCGCAGAGCAGCGGAGCGCCGACCCGGCCGGCGCGCCCGCTGAAACCCCCAACCAAAGCCAGGAGGGCTAAGGTCCATGGACCGCCAGCTGCTGCTCGCGAAGCAGGAAGTCACATACGGCGTCGACCCGGTCACAGCCGCGGTCGACACCATCTGGGCCGAGGAGGTCCGCCACCAGCTCAGCGGCCAACGCGTCAAGCCAAGCCCTGCGAAGCCGGGCGTCGGGCCCGTCGCGAGCCACGTGTACGGCGAGTACTGCACGGTCACCTTCAAGGTGCCGCTCGCGGGCTCCGGTGTTGCGGGCACCGCCCCCAAATGGGGCAAGCTCATGAAGGCCAGCGGCTGGCTGGAGACCATCGTGGCCGCCACGTCGGTGACGTACGCGCTCCTGGCCGACCCGCTGACCGCCTCGACCTCCCTGACGCTGAAGTGGCGCGATGGGAATCGGCGTGTGCACCTGGTCACCGGCTTCAAGGCCAAGGTCGATTTCGAGCTCTCGGCCGGGAACCGCCCGATGCTGGTCTTCACCGGCAAGGGGCTGCACAACGACGTCACCGAGGCCGGCGCTGTCCTGGCGCATGCGGACGCCGACTTCTCTGGCTGGCTGGACGCCAAGCCGGTGGCCTCCGGCACCACCACCTTCGCCTACGCGGCGGTGACGGGCTTGGGTCTGCGCGAGCTGAGCTTCCAGCAGACCGACAACGTGAAGTTCGTCGATGTGCCCGAGCAGGAGAACGTCCGCCTCCTGGGCGAGCGCGCCTTCACGGGCAAGATCGCCATCACGTGCCCCCTGCCGTCCGTCCTGAACCTCGAGAGCAAGTGGAAGGCCGGGACGGTCGACACCTGGTCGATGGTGCACGGGGGCACGGCCGGGAACATCGCGACCATCAACGGTCGCAGCCAGCTGGTCGAGCCGAGCTACGAGCGCAATCAGGACGGCGACGACATCGCGAACGCGGGCATCGAGCTCGTGCCGTCCTCGCTCACCACCGACAACGACCTGGCCGTCGTCCTGACGTAACCAGGCCTGGCTCTCCTACCCGGGAGAAGATGGGGGCGGCCCCACCCGGAGAGTTCCTGTGAAGGCCGCCCCCTGACTTCCGGGGAGCCCCATGCGGGCATTGGAGAAGACACATGAAGTTCGACTTTGGGAGCCTCGATCGGGACATCGAGGCGGACTGGCCCGTGCGCGTTTCTGTGCCGCAGGACGGCGGCAAGGCGCAGGAGGAGGTTTTCCTCGTCCGCTTCCGGGTGACGTCGGACGCGGACCTGATCAGCCTTGGCATGGGCGTCGAAGCGGCGAAGAAGTCGCTGCGCAAGTGCATCGTGGGCCTGGCGCAATCGGAAGGGCGCGAGCTGACCGACGAGCTGCTCACCAAGATGCTGGACCGGGCCTACATCCGAACCGCCCTGGTCACCGCCTACAGCGAATTCTCCCTGGGCATCGAAGCAAAAAACTGAAGCAGGCGGCCAGGCTGGTCGCGGTGGGACGCACCGGCGACAGCGAGGTCACCTCGGGCGAGCTGCAGCGGATGGCGGACGATCTCCGCGACCTTGCCGGCGCGACCGAGGCGCAGATCGAGGCGGCGTTGGCCCAGCATCGGGCCGCCGCCCAGCCGGCCGTCTTCCGCGTCCACCCCGCCAACGTGACGGCGGTGCGCCTGTTCCAGGGGATGCAGACCCAGTGGAACATGATCGTCGCCTCTTCGCTCGGCGGCGCCCTGCTGCTGCAGACCGGCCTCAAGTACGAAGCGCTCGATCGCGTCGCCCGCGGCCTCGGCATCGAGGAAGGGCCTGACGACTTCCGCCGCCTGCAGCTGATGGAGGCCGAGGCCCTGCTCGCCTGGTCGGAGGCGCGGCGTTGACCGACCTTGTCGCTCGTCTGCGCCTCGAGACGACTGGCGGCGGCCAGGCCGCTGGCGAGATCCGCCAGGTCGAAAGCGCGCTGGATCAGATCCCGGCGTCGGCCGCGGCCGCCGGCGCATCGTTCGACCGGCTCAGCGCCTCGCAGCAGGCCTTCGTGGCGCAGTACAGCCGCGGCGCCTCTGCCTTCGCATCGGACAGCACGAAGGTCGCCGGCGGCGCCCGCCTGGCCGGCCATGAGATCCTGAACCTTTCGCGGAACATCGCCGACGTGGGCGTCTCGGCGGCGATGAACATGAACCCGCTGATGATCCTCATCCAGCAGGGTCCGCAGATCGCCGACGTGTTCCAGCAAGCCGCGGCGCGAGGCGTGTCGTTCAAGTCGGCACTGGGGGAGCTGGGCGGGATGGCCCTGTCCGTCCTGGGGCGAGGCGGCCCCATCCTGGTCGGCGTCGGTGTCCTGGGCATGCTGGTCGCCGCCTTCGTCGAAGGATCCAACGAGGCTGCCGACTTCCAGAACACACTCGCGGCGACCGGCAACTACGCCGGCCTGACCGCCCAGGCCTATGAGGACATGGCCGCGCGGATCTCCAAGGCCACCGGCGAGAGCGTGCGGACCAGCAAGGCCGGGATCAGCCAGCTGGTGGCCACGGGCCAGTTCTCGGCTGCGACGATCGAGAAGATGACCTTGGCGGCCGAGCGGTACAGTCAGCTCACCGGCAAGAGCACTCAGGAGATCCTGAAGGACTACGCCGGCATGTCGCAGGGCGTGACGGATTGGGCGGTGAAGCACGCCCTGGCGCACCACGACCTGACGCTGGCGCAGATCAAGTACATCGAGAAGCTGGAGAAGTCGGGCCAGGCCGAGCGCGCCTACCAGCAGGCGATGGACGACATCAACGCGTCGATCCAGGGTCGCGCCGTGCCGGCCTACGGCTTGCTCGAGCGGACGTTGCATGACGTGGCGGCCGCCGCCTCGAACATGTGGGACAAGCTCCTCGGCATCGGCCGGCCCGACACCATCGAGGGCCAGATCGAGAAGGCCAAGGCGCGGCTGGCCGGCCTCAACTCTGCCTACAACTCCGACCTGGTGAAGAGCGGCCAGGGCGAGAACGTCCTGCGCGCCCGGCGCGACACACAGCTGCACCTGGACCTGCTCCAGTTCAACAAGGCCGGCATCGACCAGGCGGCGGCTGCCGAGGCCAAGCGGGCCCAGGAGGAAGCGGACAAGATCCGCAACGCCTACCCGAAGGGCTCGAAGTCGAGCGCGGGCAAGTTCGACGGCAGCGACATGGCCATCGAGGCCGCGGCCCGCGCCGAGCTGCAGGCACGCATGGCCCTCACCAAGAACGTCGAGCAGGTGGCTGCGCTCAAGCTGCGCGAGATCGACGCCGAGCAGGCGATCCAGCGCGAGCGCGTCCAGCGCCAGGTGAAGGAAGGCTCAATCACCAAGGCCGCGGCCAAGACCGTGCTCGCGAAGCAGGCCGAAGCCGCGGCCCTGCAGCGCGAGCTGGTGCGCCGCGAGGAGGCCGCCGGTATCGCCGCGCGAGAGCTGGAACGGCGCCAGTCGATCGGCGGGCTGCTCGACCGCCAGGCGACGGCCGAGGCCGCAGCCGCGCGAACGGCTTCTGAGGCCAACCGCATAGAGCTTGCCGCCTTGAACCGTCGCCAGGCGCTGGAGCGCGATGCCCTGGCGGAGAAGAACCGACAGGCCGTGCAGGAGAAGGCGCTCACCGAGGCTGAGGCATTCGCCCTTGCCGTCCAGCTCGAGGCGACCCAGCAGGCCGAACGCGATCAGACTACCCGGGAGCAGCGGGCGCGCCTTGAGGAGGAAGCGCTTCGGGGTGCCATCGCGTCTCGCGAGAACCAGGTCGATCTCCTGGCCTCGGAGGGGGCGCTGCTGAAGTCGAGAGTCGCGCGCAACCGCGTCGAGCTGCAGATCCTGAAGGCCCAGCACGACATCGAGCGCGTGAAACTTCAGGAGGTCGCAGCCTCGGCGAACTCCAGCAAGACCGAAGTGGCCATCGCCGAGGCCCGGCTGCGCGTGCTGGACAAGATCCAGGCCAACGAGGTGAAGCTTCTTGAGCAGCAGACGACGCTGCTCGAGACGGTCACCGAGGCCACCGATGCGGTGGCCGGCTTGAAGAATGCCTTTCGACGCGGCGACTGGGCACGGGCGCTCGCCGAGTTCCAGCGGACGATCGAGACCGCCGGGGATGCGCTGAGGAACCAAGGCCTCGGCGGGGGCCTGCTGACTGCTGGCACCGCGGCCGCCCAGCTCATCGGCGGACGGACAGGACGGGTCGCGGGGACGTCGCTTGGGATCGCGGGCTTCGGTCTCGGCGTGGGGACCTATGCCGGCACCGCCGCCGGCGCCGCGGCGCTGGGCAGCATCGGTCTCAGCGCGGGGCTGATCAGCGGGATCGCGGCGGCCGCCCCGCCGATCGCGGCGGCCGCGGCTGTCCTCTACGCAGCCGCGAAGATCTTCAACATCGGCGGCAAGCCCTCGAACAAGGGCGCCGGCGTCGACCTGGTCACCGGCCAGGTCACCGGCGACAAGCGCGACCAGGAGACCGAGAGCGCGGCCCGGAAGGCCGCCGAGACCATCCTGGGCATCCAGGACGCGCTCAAGTCCTACGGCCTGGATCTGAAGACCACGATCAACGGCCTTGTGCTGGGGACCCGCGACCCGACGCAGATTTACACGTCGACCGGCAAGACCCTGACCAGCGCCAAGGGCGACGTCGGCGCCGCCGTCGACACCGCGCTGAAGGCGTTGATCGAGGGCGCGACGTTCCAGTCGGAGGCCCAGAAGAAGCTGGTCGAGAGCCTGGTCGCGACCGGCAAGGGGTTCGACGCGATCAACGAGGCGCTGGCCAGCTATGCGGCTGCCCAGAAGATCCCGCAGCAGATCAACGACGCCATCCTGCAGCTCACCGACCCCAAGGCCTTCGCCATCGAGGAGCTGAAGCGGGCTCAGGAGGAACAGCGCAAGGCGCTGAAGGCCGCAGCCGACGCCGGCTACATCACCGCCGAAGTCTTCGCCGAGGCGTCGGCCAAGCTCGCCACTCTCGAGGGGCTGCAGCTCGCCGAGGTCATGAACCGCTTCTCGGACGCGGTGAACAAGAGCACCGAGGAGCTCGAGGAACAGGCGTCGCGCCTGCGGGGCTCGATTGTCGACCGCATCCTCGAGCTGACCGACCCCGCGGCCTACCGCGTGAAGCGGGTGAACGACGACATCAATGCGCGCATCTCCGAGGCGCAGCCGCTGATCGCCGCCGGGGTCCTTGGTGAGGAGTTCCTGAGCTTGGCCGAGCAGCTGCGCGCGCTCGAGCTCGCCAAGCTGGCCGAGGAGATCGACGGGACCACGAAGGCCTTCCAGGACGCGCGACCGCGGCTCCTCTCCTGGCTCGACCAGGTGCGCGCCGGTCCGGCGAGTGAGACCTCGGCCCGGGCCCAGCGGGAAGAGGCGCTGCGGCAGTATCAGCGGGAGCTCGCCAAGGCGCAGGGCGGCGACGCGGCTGCTCTGGGCAGCATCACGTCTTACGCGGACCGGCTCATCGAGGCTGACCGGAGCGCGACGAGCTCGGCCAGCGCCCGGCTGGCGCTGCGGAACCAGGTGCTCGGCGAGATCGAGGGCCTCGCCGGCCGCGGCGCCCAAACCCCGGCTCAGGCGATCGCCCAGCTGCAGGCGCCGCTGGCGCAGCTGGCCCAGGCCTCGGCGGCCGAGCTGGCGGCGCTGACGCCGACCGGCAAGGCCGTGGTGATCGCCAACCTGCCCAGCATGCAGGCCATGTACGGCCAGGTGCTGACCGGGCAGACCGACCGCCTGGTCGCGGCCAACGACCAGACCCGCGAGGAGATCGTGGCCGCCGTGAAGGCGCTGGCGGTCAACCAGGAACAGATCTTCAAGGCCTTCGCCGATCAGCTGCACGGGGCTCTGGCGGACCTCGCTCTCCAGGGCGCCGCGGCCGCGGCCGACCAGGTGGCCTTGCTGCAGGCCCAGGCCGACGAGCTGCGCCTCCTGGGTGCCCGGGCGAGGGCGGACCGCTCATGACCCAGACGGTGCTCCTCATCGAGATCCAGGTCGTATCGCCCGTGGGCGAGGCCGAGGTGCTGCGCTTCAGCGACCGGGCGATCCCGCCGATGCCGCCGACCGATGCCCTGCGGCCCAACGTGGCCTTCGAAAGCCGCATCCAGGAGCCGCCGGCGCTGCGCCGGATGCTGTTCGACAACATCGAGACGCTCGCGCCGTCTCTTGGCGTGGGCGCGCTGACGCTGGCCAACGCGGACCGGGGGCTGGATGTCTACGAGGGGTATGCCTGGCGCGAGATCGCGGTGTGGGTGTGGAACGAAGGCACGCCCTCGGCCGAGGCGACGCTGGTCCTGAGGGGCTTGTGCGCCCAGCCTGCCTACTCGCGCGGATCCGGCCAGCCGAAGCGCGTGAGGGTCGACCTCTACGACTACGGCCGGGAGCTCTCGAAGACCGTTCAGACGACGCTCTACGCCGGTTCGAACGACGGCGGCGGGATCCTCTATGAAGGCGCGGCCGGTGACCTGAAGGACACGCCCAAGCCGCTTGCGTGGGGCGATCTCCGCACGGCGCACATCCCGGTCCCCATGGTGAACCCGGCCGAGCAGGCCCACCAGCTGCACGACGGCCCGGTCCAGGGTTCGATCGCACTCTTCGACCGGGGGGACGACTTCGGCCTGGCCGCAGACGGCGACCTGGTCGGGGCGGCGTTCGACGCGGCCGCCCCTGCGGCGGCCCACTGGGTGTCGGACAAGAGCCGCGGCCTCGTGAAGTTCAACTCCGCGCCTGTCGGCCAGTTCACGGCGGGCTTCAAGGGCGACGCGGCGGGCGGCTACGTGGAGACCGCCGGTCCCATCCTGGCGCGGATCCTGGCCAAGGCCGGGGTGCCCACGGCCCGCATTTCCCCCACTGTCGCAGCGCTCGCCTCGACCGCCGTGATGGGGGTCTACGCCCAGGAGCCCGTGCAGCTGGGCGAGCTGGTGCGCTTCGTCGCGGCCGGCGCGCCCGCCGCCGTCTCCCCCGACCGGGAGGGCGTGTGGCGCGCGATTCCTTGGGGTCCGCCGGCGGCCACGGCGGACTTCGAGGTCGGCGAGTACGAGCTGGTGGACGAACCTGTGTCCGATGAGGTCGCGAGCGCGCCGATCGGCGAGGTGCGCGTGGGCTACGGGCGGGTGTGGCGTACGTTCACGGGAACGGAGCTGGCGCCCGACCTGGTGGGAACCGACGAGCAGGCCCGCCTGGCGGCCGAGTATCGCTGGGCGGTGGATCCCGACGCCGGCGTGAAGGCGCGGTTCCCCGACACCTGGCGCACGGTGGAGATCCGCACCGCGCTGCGCGCTCAGGCAGACGCGGTCGCCCTGGCCGCTCAGCTGAAGGCGCTGCTGGCGCTGAAGGCCGATGGCAAGCCGCGGCGGTTCTGGCGGCTGACCGTGCAGCTCGAGCGCGCGCTCGCTCAGGAGCTGGGGCAGACGGCGGCGCTGGACATCCCGTCGCAGGGCCTGGTCGGCAACTACCTGCTGGTCGGCGAAGAGCCGGCGCGGCCGCGCCGCAACCTGGCCGTCTGGACCGTGTGGGGCTGACCATGACGCTCGGACGGTTCACCGACATCAACCTGGCCCTAGAGGCCGAGATCTCCGGCCCCGAGGGCGGCTGGTCGCCGGCGTTCCCGCTGGCCAACCTGCTCAGCGAGGAGAACTACGTAGGCGCGCCGGCCCGGTGCCTGGCCGCCACCGACCTGGCGCTGAGCCGGTTCGAGATCGTCTTCCCCGAGCCCTGCTCGCCGACGCTGCTGTCGATCTTCTTCCACACCATGAGCCTGGGCGCGCGCTACCGGGTGACGGGCGCCCTCGAGGACGCGTCCTACACGGCGCCCACGCTCGCGACCGGCTGGCAGTGGGTCTACCCCTCGATCTACGACCCGGAGGAGCTGGACTTCGGCGTCGAGAACTTCCTCGCCGGCACCGTGACCCTGGACGAGCTCGACCTGCTGAAGCGGCACATGTTCGCGCCGCTGGCCGAATCCCTGGTGGACCGCCTGCTGGTGGAGCTGGACGACCAGGAGCACCCGGACGGGTTCTTCGACGTGGGCGGCGTCCACGTCGCGGCCGGCCTCTCGCCGCTCATCAACTTCGACCGCGGGCGGGAGCTGTCGGTCCAGCCGCGCGACCTGGTCGACGAGGCGCCGTCAGGCCGCCGGTTCGCCGATCGCCGGCCGCCGCGGCGCGTGCTGAGCGTGAGCTACAGCAACCTCACCGACCCCGAGGCCCGCCGGTTCATCGACGCGGCCATGCGCGCCCGGTCGGTCGGCACCGTGGTCTTCGTGCCCAACCTGGACGACCCGACCGCGACCCTTCGGGAGGCCTTCCCCGCCAACTTCGGCAAGACGCCCAGCGCCGGCATCTCCTGGCCCGGGCTGGCCCGCGTCGCCTTCACCCTCGAGGAGATCCTCGCTTGAGCGCCGCTCTCGACCGCCTGACCAACGGCTACTGGAACATCTCGCTGCGCTCCGGCGCGAACCCCGGCGGCCTGTCGGGCCCGGGCGCCGTGCGCGCCAACTGGGCGGCCATGCTGGCGGACATCGCCGCGGTGATCGCCGAGGGCGCGCAGAGCAACATCGAGGCGGCGCAGGCGGCCGTCTCCGCGCTGCAGGCCCCGGGCACGTTCGCCACGTCGACCAACGAGCTGACCATCCCCGGCGTCGTGGGCGGGCTGATGAACTTCTCGATCCAGGAGGCGGGGAAGCTCTTCATCCCGGGCGACACCTGCCTGTTATCGGCCGCCGCGCCCAACGCGCTGAACAGCGTGCTCGGCCGCCTCGAGGCGTTCGATCCCGTCGCGAAGACGGTGTCCCTGCGGGTCGAGTTCAAGGCCGGCGTCGGCACCTTCAGCAGCTGGAAGCTGCGCTTGGCGGCGTCGCTCGACACCACCCTGACCGGCCGCGTGGCGGCCTTGGAGACCGCGAATGCGAAGCAGCGCAGCGACGCGCTCTTCATCGCCAAGGAGTTCATCTGATGTCCGCGCTGATCAAGCCGATCCAGCTCACGGGGACGACCGGCCTGGTGACGATCTACCAGGTGCCCTTGAACAAGAAGGCGCGGATCGACCTTCGGGCCTGCAACATCCATGGCAGCCAGGACGGCTACGCCGACGTCTACATCGATGACCCGGACGTGCCCGCCAATTCCGGCTACCGCGCCCGGAACTTCTACATCCCCTTCCAACAGGTGGGGAGCGCGCCGGACCTCGAGTACGGCCTGGTGCTCACCGAGAACCTGAAGGTGCAGATCCGCGCGAGCGGGGCCAACACCATCGCCTTCTCCCTGACGGGCGTCGAAGACGATGAATAGGAACGCCTACATCGGCGACGTGGGCGGCGCAGCGGCCGTGCCGATCCATCCGGACGCCCGGGCCTACTTCGAGCGGATGACCACGCCGCCGACGCCGGCGTTCCGAGAGGCCTTCAATTGGGCCGTGGGACGCTGGGTGAAGATCGGCGTCTGGAAAGGCCTGGTGAAGGGCCTCTGGATCCTGGCGGCCGACACCTCGCAAGCGGCCCTGCTGAGCGCGATCGGCGACACCCCGCGCGACGCCGTGGTCGTGGGAACGGCGCCCACTTTCACGGCGCGAAAGGGCTTCTCCGGCTTCAGCGCCACCAAGCAGGTGAAGTTCCCCATCACGGCCACGATCCTGGCCAGCGACGACGTCTACAGCTTCGCCGCCCTCAAGGCGTCGGAGAAGTACGACGGCGGCATCGGCGTGAACCACTACGGCGCGATGATCCAGTGCGACGGGGGCGCCAACTACCAGCGGCCGGGCAACTACGAGTTCGTCAACGCCGCGACCCAGGGCATCTCGTTCGGCGGCATCGCAAGCCCTTCAGCCCAGACCCTGCTGGTCGGGGGCGGCAAGGCCGGCCGCATCATTACGCCGGGGATCTACGACCGGCCGATCGGGGCGCCGGCGGCCACGCCCAGCGCGCGCAGCTCGAACTACATCACGACGGCGCATGCCGTGAACAACCTCGACCTCTTGAGCGCGTACGGCTTCCTCGACGCGGCGGCGACCGTCGACCAGTGCCGCAAGTTCATCTCGGTTCTCTCGGCCATGCTCGAGCAGCTGGGGGCGCTGGACTGATGGCTCGTTGGCGCAAGAACGGCGGGCCGGCCCGCGACCTTCCCGACCGCGACCAGGACGAGGCCGGCAGCGTCTGGACCGACCTGGCGAACAGCCCGGACGCGCGCGCCGCCTGCGGCTGGGCGCCGGCCGGCACGCCGGACCAGGTGAGCCTGGCCGGGTTCCGGATCGCGCTGATCGACGCCGGCCTCGCCGAGGCGTTCGACGCCTGGCTCGAGGCGCAGCCGGCGCAGGCCAAGGCCTACTGGCGCTCGACCCCCTACGTGCGGCCCGGCGGGCGCCTCGCCGCAGCCGCCGCAGGCCTGGGCTTGTCGGCCGGAGACGTGGACGAGCTGCTGTTCGCCGCCGAGGCGGCCGAGTGACCCTGAAAGGACGCCTGTGATGGACATGGAACCCGGCGTGTTCGACGCCCTGATCGCCGCCGGCGAGCATGAGAGCGAGCCGGTCAGCCTCGGGCCGGCGGAGCGCCTGCACCGGATCGACATGCCGGCCGGGTGGGACGCCGCGCCGATCACGCTGCAGGCGCAGTCGGCGGAGGGCGTCTGGCGGCCGATCTACACCGACGCGGCCGAGTATGTGGTGTCGACGGCCGCGCCCGGCCGCTCGATCGTCCTGGACCAGGCCGTGACCTTCGGGATCAGCGCCGTGAAGGTGATCTCCGGTCCCTCCGGCGCGCCGGTGAACCAGTCGGCCGACCGGCTGCTGAAGCTGGTGACGGCCCCGCTGTGAATCGCTACCGCGACAGGATCCGGAGGGCCGTCTTCGCGCGGCGTTACCTCCCGCCCATGGGCGAGGCGGACACCACGCCCGACCCGTTCGTTTTCATCGACGTGGATGGGGCGACGCCCGGCCAGGTGGTGGCGTCCAACATCATCACGATCACCGGGATCGACGCGCCGACGCCGGCGGCGATCTCGATGTCC